CGAGGATTCAGCGTCAGATGTTGGTGCCGAACCAGTTTTAAAACCGTTTGGGCTTATCAGCAACATTTTGTTCGCGAACATGTTAAAGACCTTCGTCCTAGAGTTATCCTATCGGCTGAACAAACCGTGTGCGAAATTATGCGTGGTGTTATGCAGATGGAAAATTCTAATTATTCAGCTGGAGCTGGTGGTGGAAGTGAAGACAATACTCAAGCTGCTGTCGGTGGAACGCAAACCACGGTGGTTGATGAGGTTGTCACTTTCCAGGACTTGGGTGATGTTGCGGTCGCTACGAATACTGCTAGTAAAACTAGTAACCTTCCTGGCAACCAAGGAGTAGAAGCTCGCGATCATACGATCAAGAACTTCTTAACTCGTCCTTACCGCAAACCCACTTTTACCTGGCCTTTAACTGCTGCACCGTTGACGCCCCTGGCCTCATTTGATTTACCACAATCATTGTTTGAGGTACCGGCGTTCACTGAAAAACTGAACGGATTTACATTCTTCCGCCCACTTAAAATGTGTGTCAAATTGCAAGTTAACACTCAACCCTTCCAACAGGGTATCTTGATGATGGTTGCTGTGCCTTATCGCAAGATGATCGCGAACCCATTCTCAAACATTTCACATTTGCCTGGTCTTACTGGTTATCCTCATGTTTTAATTAATATTGCGGAGAACCAGAGTGCTGAACTTTGTTTGCCGTATGTCGCGCCAATGAACACTCTGCATGTCACGCGAGAGACATTTTCTCTTTATACTGTGTTAGTTGTTGTTTACGGGCAATTGCGTGCAGGAGATGATGTGAATGTCACCCCTTGGGTGCAGATTCAGGAAATTGAGAATGAGATCCCAACCGGTCTTAAACCCTATGTTCCTGCTACTGTTCTCTATGGTAAGATGGCCATGGGAGCAGTATCCGATGTTCATGATCAAATGGTGCGAGGTGCGCAAGCTGGTCGAGCAAATCGTCTCCTGACCAGTGAAGCTGTAAGTGCTAAAGATGGAACTGTAACTAAGATTGCGTCTGCGGGTGCTGCCATTTCTTTGGCTGCCTCAGCAGTACCAGTTCTGACGCCCATTGCTGCACCAGTTGCTGCTCTTTTGGGAGCAGTTGCGGGCTTGGGCCACCTATTTGGTTGGTCGAAACCTACTCTGGAAAATGAACCGACTCCACAACAACCTACGTTGCCGCGTTACGCTGCTACATATGACGGAGCGGATGCTTCGAAGATGCTAGCGTTGGAGGCAAAGAATGGAATTGGCCGAGAACCTATCTTTGGTTCTTCGGTGGATGAAATGGCTTTGCGATATGTGACTGGGAGACCTTGTTTCTATCGAAGCTTTGCTTGGAACATTGGTGATGCACCAGGTACCATTCTCTTTTCTGAAGCTGTGGCACCGTTATCAACTCGTGCCATTCAGACGTTCTCCCCAACTTATCCCAATGTGTACTCACTTCCACTTGTTGCGTACACGGCAAATGCTTTCAAGCTTTGGCGCGGTAAGATGATTTATCGTCTGATTTTTGTCAAGACGAAATCGTATCATTCTGGTCGTATTCTTATTACACTAATCCCGTTTGGTGCGGATCGTAATGGTATGGCTATTACTGGAAATGATGAAGCGTTGTGTTACCGTGAAGTAGTGGA